ATACAACATTAGGTAATGATACTTATGAGTTGTATAAAGAAGGTCATATCACAGAACATAGCATCGGCTTTCAGACTATTAAGTCACAAGCGAAGTCAGGCTATAACGAAATCAATGAAATTAAATTGTTTGAGGGTAGTTCAGTATTGTGGGGTGCAAACGCAAATACACCAACAGTAGGAGTGAAGAGTCAAATAAAGTCTGTTCTTGTAGATGAGATGGGTAAAACTATCAAGTCTTTAAGAAACGGTCACTTTACTGATGAAACATTTGAATTGTTGGAACTTAAACTTAAGCAATTACAACAATATCTTGCTGAGATGGAAGATGAAGAGTCAGTCGACCTTGAAGAACAACCGCAACCATCATCTGAAGGCGAAGTCGAAATGCCAGAAGATGAAGCATTGGAGGAAGAGGAAGACCCGATGGTTTCCGTTGAAATCGAGATAAACAATTATTTAAAATCATTTAAAATTTTCAACTAATGGTAGAAGAAATTAAAAGTGCTTTCGAAGGCGTTAAAACCGAAGTAAACGGTGCTATCGAAACATTAAAAGCTGATAACGCAGTAGCGGTAGATGGCTTAAAATCAGAATTAGAAGAATTAAAATCTCAAATTTCAGTAGTTAAAGATGCTGCTGACAAATTAGAGGCAAAAAACAATCGTAAGACAATGAACGAAAATCAAGTAAAAGGGTTCAACGTAACTCTTGCTGACGCAATCGAAAAGAATGCTGACAGCATCGCAAAATTAGGTCGTGGTGAAGTAAAGCGTTCTGGCTTTGTATTAGACACTAAGGCAGTAGGTAACATGACAGAAGCAGTTAACTTAACTGGTGATATCCAAAGACAATATGCTCCTCAAGTATATGCTCTTCCTTCTCGTAAGGTGCATTTGAGAAGCTTATTGCCAGTAGGAACTATCTCTACAGGTTTATTTACTTTCCCTAAGGAAACAGGTGGTGAAGGTGATGTAGCTCCTCAAACTCAAGGTAGCTCTAAAGCTCAAATCGATTTCGATATCACAATGACTGATGCTCCTGCTCAGTACATCGCTGGTTTCGTAAGAATCTCTCGTCAAATGTTAGATGACGTTCCTGCTATGACTTCTTTCTTACAAGCTCGTTTGTTAGAGAAGTATTTATTAGCTGAAGATGCTCAGTTATTGAATGGTAGCGGTACAGCTCCAAACTTAACTGGTTTGACAATTAACGCTGCTGCTTTTAGTGGTGCTGCTACAGTTGACGTTGAGCAATTAGTACAAGCTATTGCACAGGTTTCTGCTGGTAACTATTCTGCTAATGGTATCTTGATCAACCCAACTGATTGGGCTAACATCATGAACACTAAGAATACTAACGCTGCTTATAGCCTTCCAGGTTCTACAGTTGTTACTACTGATGGTTCTTTAACTATCGCTGGTATCCCTGTATTCCAATCTACAGCTATCGCTGCTGATAAGTTCTTAGTAGGTGACTGGTCAATGGGTGCTCAAATCATGCAAAATCAAGGTATCTCTGTTCAGTTCTCTGAAATGGATAGCGATAACTTCCAAAAGAACTTGATTACTGTAAGAGTTGAAGCTCGTATTGCATTCCCTATCTACTACAACAGTGCGTTTGTATATGGTGATTTCGGTAACGTAGCTTAATCCTAGATTAATCTAAAATACAAGGGGGCAGTCGCAAACTGCCTCCTTTTTTATGTCCGCTATATTTTAGTTATTTTTGTAAAAACAATGGCATAATGCAAATAGTAAGAGATATAACGACCACAGTAGCACCTACAGCCACAGTGGTTACTTTAGCGGAAGCTAAGAATTACCTTAGAGTAGATTACAGTGAAGATGATACTTTGATTACATCTTTAATCAATACAGCTCAAACAAGACTTGAGCAATATGCAGGAGTTGCAATGACTCCTAGAACTTTAAGAGTTGTAGCTTATGTAGATAGCTTTATAGAGTTACCTTATGTTCCTACAAACACAATATCAGCAGTAGAATATTGGGATAGCACAGCTTGGGTAGCAATGTCTGTTGGGGATTACCAGGTTCTTGGTGAAACTACCAAAAAGGTTTACATGACTAGCATTTTTGATAATGAGTTTAGGTTCACTTATACTTGCGGTTACTCTACAACTCCTCAAACAATGAAGACTGCCCTTTTAAAGATGGTTTCAGACCTATACGAGTACAGAGAGTCTTCAGTTGAGGCAACCAAGCCATCAGCTAATTTGATGACCGCATACGAGCTTATGAAGCCATTTAAACGCATAAACGTTATTATCTAATGATAGGAAGATTAATGAATAGGATTACTTTTAAAAGTAAGACTAGCGTATCAGATAGTGCAGGTGGTTTTGTAAACACACTTGTAGATTATTATACTTGTTGGGCTGAAATAGCTAGAGATAGCGAAAGCAAGACTAATTTGGTAGAAAAAGATTCTATTAATAATGATATTACATTTAGAATAAGATACACTACTTCAAAAGTATTTGATAATAAATTAGTTATATCATTTAAAAATAACTTATACTTAATCAATTCAGTTATAAACGAATATGATCGTAATAAGTATTTTATGATTAGCTGCTCAACAATGAAATAATGGCTGCATTTTCAATGGGTATTACTGGCTTAGATACTCTAAGAGCAAAGTTTTCTAATGCTTCAGAAAGACTAGAAAAGCATATTGCAGAGGCTATAAATCAAACTGTTGTTAATATACAACAAGATGCTAAAGCTGAGGTAAAGGTAAAAACAGGTGCATTACAAAGAAGTATAACACATAGAAAGACAGATAAAACAGGCACAGCTTATGTAAGTGCTGGTAATAAATCTGTTAAATATGCTCCTTATGTTGAATTTGGTACTAGGCATAACATAAATTTACCTTCACTTATTAACATAACTCCTAGTGAGCAAAGTAAATTTGCAAGACAATATATAGTACAAAGCCCTAAAAAGTTTACTAATCAGGCAACTAGACCATTTTTGATGACCTCTTTCGATAAGAGGTATAGTCAACTTATATTCAAGATTAAAGAATTTAAGATATAAATATATTTCGTTAAATTTGTACAAAATCAATACCATGACAATTACATTAAACGAAGAGCAGGTAAAACAATTAGACGCATTCATCCAAGAATTGCCAACTAAGTATGGTTTGCCTTTAACTCAGTTCTTATCAAAACTTGCTCAAGAACAAAATCCTGAGGAAGTAAAAGCTGAAACAGAAGCTTAATGAAAGATTGCGGATATGCTATACGAAAGGCTTATGTAGATAAGTTAGCATCACAAAGTTTTTCTTTGGGTGTTTACGATACTATTGCACCTGACGAAGTACAGCCTCCGTTTTTAATCATTAGTAGTCAAACATCAGTTGAAAATAGTGACAAGCAGAGCTATAACTTTGATGTTACTCTTCAATTTGATATTGTCTATAGAACATTTAAGTCAGGTGAAGTAGGGCAGAAATCGGTAGACCAGTGGGCTAACGAATTGTTAGGGATCATAGGCGTTAATGTACCTGATTACCCAAGTGCTTCTCCTGACTTTAAAATAGTCACTCGTAGAATGTCATCTAATGAAGCTACCTTTGACTATGTGGATGAGGCTTATGTGTTTAAAAGAGTCATTGTATTCGAACATTTTGTAACTCAAATATTATAAAAAAATTAAAATAAAATAAAATGCCAACAACAGGAATTTTTAATGGTACAAACCTAGTAGTTCTAGTAGGAACTGAAGTTGTAGCTCACTCTACATCTTGCTCTTTATCAGTAAGTGCTGACTTACCAGATGCAACAACTAAATCAAGCGGTGGATGGGCTGATCAAATCGCAGGTTTGCGTTCTTGGTCTTTAACTACAGATGGTCTTACTACAGTTGAACCAACAGGTACAAACTATGTAGTAGGAGATATTTTCTCTGCTTTAAACGGAAGAGGTGTAGTTACAGTTAAGTTTACTACAGTTAATGGTAGCACTCCAATAGTAGGTGATTTAATCTGGTCTGGTTCTGCATTTGTAGAAAGCTTAGATATTACTGCTGATATGGAATCTCCAGTTACTTACTCTGCTGCTTTTACAGGAAATGGAGTATTGACTCAGGCTACTAACGCATAATAACACCAAAAACACCAAAATATGAGAGGACATTACGAACTATCCCTTAGCGATGGGACTAAAATACCTATGAGGTTTTGTACATGGTCTTTAAAAAGATTCTGTCAAATTCAAGGTATATCACCTGCTGAAATAGGAGATGCTTTATCTGGAGAATCAACTATTGACGCTATTGTAAATTTGCTTAGATCAGCCGCAGAGTATCCTTTGTATAAAGAAGGTATTACTCCTAGCTTTACTGATTTAGAGGTTTGTGATTGGATAGATGACATTGGTGGTATTGCAAGTACTAAACTACAAGACATATTTAAAGTATTGTCAGATAGTATGGTAAGTGGTGTAGATAATGCTCCATCTAAGAAAGGCAAGAGTTCAGATGTAAAAAAAAATTAGAGTGGATTGATATTGAAAGATATACAATGGGGGAGTGCCAAGTGCTTCCCCATTTGTTTTGGGATATGACGATGGCTGAGTTAGATTTTATATGGTATGGTTACCGTCATAAAGAAGAACAAGAATGGTTAAGAGTAAGATGGCAGACTACACTTTTAATCAATATTCAGCTACCAAAGGGTAAAAAGATTATGCCTGAAGAGCTTTTAAAGCTTGACTGCGATAATCGTAACTTTGTGAAACAAAGAGTAATGAGTAATGAAGAATTACAAGAGGTACTAAAGAAATATAATAATGTTAAACCTATAGGATAATGGCAGTAGAAGAATCAATTAAAATTAAGATACAGGCAAACGCTGAAGAGTTCAAGATTGTATCTAATATTATTAATACAGAACTAGGTAAACTAGGTAAGAATTTTCAAATCTTAGAAGGCAATATTAAGCAGACTTCTAATGCCATGAAAGGTTTTGATGGTTCATCTAAGAAGTTTAACAAGGGAATAATGAGTATCTCATTGATACTACAAGATTTACCTTATGGTTTTAGAGGTATTCAAAATAACATCCCTGCATTAGCTCAGGGATTCGGTGTTTTATACTTAGCTATATCTGCTGTAACGGCAGCAATGACATACTTTGTCTTAGAGGGTGATAAGATGTCTAAAGGAACTAAACAGTTGTATGATACGTTTAAGGACTTTATAAATGGAGTTGTAAGTGATTTGTATAATGCCTTAGCT